ACAGGCTCGACTGTGACTGGTTCAGCGCGCCCTGTTGGTCTAACGGTCTGTGGATTGGTTTCCCCCCAGCCCCCCCTTCCTTGGGGGGTTAGACCCCCCAAACCCCCCCGGTTCAGTACGACCTTCGGTCGAACTAAACCCTCGGTGGGAGAGACTTATTCTTTATGGCTTCTTTCTAGAACGTGGTCAAACTAAGAATAACTAAGTCTTTCCTAGTAAAGCCTTTCTAGTACGCACGCGCGAGTCCCCTACTACCAATAAGGAGCACCATGTCAGTATCAGAAGTAGATGAACCACGTTTATTTGATGTTCCTACTCCGGTGGCACCACCAGTCACACCGAGTGATGACATTCAGATGGTCTTTGATTCATGGGCGTCCACGTTCAGGTCTGAAACAAAAGGACCAAAACCTGTTCTGTCCGATAAAAGGCGAAGCAAAATCTCCCGTGCTCTAAATGATTACGGACTTCAGACATGTCTTGATGCGATCTCCGGCTGTGCAATGAGCGATTGGCACATGGGAGATAACCCACGGGGGAAGCGGTATGACGATCTCGAACTAATCCTGCGGGACTCCGCACACATCGAAAGGTTTGCAACCATCTGTGCCGAAGGCGGAAACAGCGCAGCGACAGAGTTCCTTGATGACTAAGGGGGAACTGGTCGAACTCGTAGATCGAGTATGGGCGACATGGAATGTAGACGTAAACATGAACGCGAGGAAGGCTTCGTACGAAGCATGGTTCCGTGTTCTGAAAGATTTAGACATCGAGCCGTGCCATGAAGCGTTAGATGATCTTGCTGTGGAAGACCGACCGTGGCAGCCCCGCCCCGGAACTCTCCGCAAGAAGGTCATTGACAACGGTGATCCCCACGGTGCGGTCCCAACAGCCTTTGAGGCGTGGACTCAGTACCGATCGAAGGTCATTGCGGCTGCTTCCGGTGCGGAGGCGATCCCACTTCACCCACTCGTGCGAGCGACTGTGGATAAGTTGGGGACAAGTTCTGAACATGCCCTTCACACCAATGGCGACCGTGACATGTTTATGAAAGCATACGAGTCGATGATGAATCAGGCCGAAGAGAACAGGTACCGGATTCAGCGATGAGCATTGAGAGTCCAACCGTTCGAGACTTCTTGGGCAGACTCGACGGTGTTAGATCAGACGGTTCTGGCTGGTCTGCCAGATGTCCCTGCCGAAACGACGACAACAATCCGAGCCTTCACGTTGGCGAAGGGCGGGACGGGCGAGTGCTCGTTACCTGCCACAGAGGTGACGGCTGCTCCTTAGATGAAATCTGCGACGCAATGGATCTAACCAAAAACGATCTGTTTCCGCCGAAGGAAAAAGTGGAGAAAGAGAAACTCGATCTCGTAGCAACTTACGACTACCGAGATGCTGACGGAACCCTGTTGTTCCAAAAGCAACGGTTCACAAATCAGGACAACCGCAAAACATTCCGACAGCGCCGTAAAGATGAAAATGGTAACTGGGTCTATTCGCTCGGTGATGTCCCAAAGGTTCTTTACCGGCTCCCTGAAGTCATTGCTGCGGCTCAGGCTGGTGATGTGGTTTGGGTTGTGGAAGGGGAAAAGGATGCTGACACAATCAAAGCACTCGGCGGCACGGCGACAACGATGCCGGGCGGGGCGGGCAAATGGCTGGACATACACACTCAAGCCCTAAAGGGTGCCGAGGTCTACATCGTTCGAGACAACGACGAAGTAGGAACTAAGCATGCGGTGGACGTGTACCACGCACTTGTATTACAAGGTATTACAGCGACACTCTGTAAGCCTTTTGATGGCATAAAAGATGTAACGGACTTCGTTGATGCGGGCCACGACCTAGAGGATCTCCAGATTTGGGACTCAGACTCTCCAGTTCTGGAGACTCTCCAAGAAGAACTGGTACCAGATGTGGTACAAGATGAAAGCCCCGCCTCCCCACTCGACGAACTCATTCGCAAGATCGAGGAACTCAAAACCAAGGATCTCTCTCCGGGTTCTTTGACTGGGCGGATTCATTCTTTTGTTGATCGGTTAGATCCCAACGGCGATCCTACGTTTGATGAAGGACGGTTGGTCGCGTGGGGACCGTTCGTTGATGAAGAGGTTGATGACGAGTACGACTGGGTTATCCCCGGCTTCCTTGAGCGGCAAGACCGTGTAATCCTCGTTGCGGCGGAAGGTGTGGGTAAAACCATGCTGGCTCGGCAGATAGCGATTGCTTCTTCTGCGGGCATTCACCCGTTCACCTACGAGAAGATTCCGCCAATCCGAACTCTCACGATCGATCTGGAAAACCCAGAGAAGATTATTCGACGGATGTCAACTTCAATCGTCGGGGCTTCCAGACGTTTGAGCGGTGGTGTCGGTCCAGTTGGAGCGCATCTGCTCATCAAACCTGCCGGGATAGATTTACTCAAAGCAACGGATCGGGTTCTCATCGAGGAAACGATTGAGAGGACAAAGCCGGAACTCGTATGTCTCGGTCCTCTCTACAAGTCATTCATCGATCCCGGCAGCAAAACGTCTGAAGCGGTTGCGGTGGAAGTCGCGCGCTACCTCGATTATCTGCGCATCACTTACAAGTTCGCCCTGTGGATGGAACACCATGCTCCTCTCGGTGGCTCGGGCGGGCGAGAACTCCGCCCATTCGGTTCTGCGGTGTGGTCAAGATGGCCCGAGTTCGGATTGACTCTCGAACCTGACCTCACGGCGGATGAAAACTTCACTTACAAAATGGGTAACTTCCGAGGCGACCGTGATGTGCGGCACCGTCCAACCAAAATCAAACGAGGGAAAGTCTTCCCCTTTGAGGTTATTGAGTTCCTAACGTCCTAGTATGTGGAAATGGCCGGACAACAAGGACTGACCAAAGAGTTTCTCGCAGAACGGGACTTGCGTATCTTCAAGATGCGTCAAGCCGGTGTTCCCGCGAACGAAATCTCTCGACGGTTCGGCATTTCAACAAATGCGGTAAATGCTTCCATCAAGCGTCAGTTGGAAAAACTCAACCGAGAAGCCCTTATGGCTTACCCGGAAGTACTCCGAATGGAACTCGAACGGCTTGATGCGCTCCAACAGGCCATCTGGCCGATGACCCAACACCGTAAAGTCACACTCGACGACGGCACCGAGATGATGGTTGAGCCAGATCTAAAAGCAATCCAACAGGTTCTTTCGGTTATGGACCGTCGAGCCAAGTTGCTCGGTATGGAACAAACCAACATCAGCCTCTCGGTAGATTCATACGACCAGCCGCAGCGAGCAGTTCTTTCCGGGGCTGACACGGCCGCTGCTGTGGATCATTTTGATCCAGAGACCGAAGCCAGACAGTTGCTTGAACTTATGGGTGCGGCGGGCGTCTTGCCGCAGTCCACGGTGATCGAGATGCTTGGGGAATCCCTAGAACTCGAAGCACCTAAATCTAACGAAGAGATAACTGAAGCAGAACTGATCGAGGAAGAGAATGACTGACCAAGACAATCTTGAAGTAGCCATGACTCACGAGGCCGAACACATGGATCTAACCATCCAGACCGATACGGGTTCCGAACCCGGTAGCCCCGCTACCGCTCAGGTTCTGATCCGTACGACGGGGCACGACCGTGATCGGTGGAAGGAAGCAGCCGAAAGACACGGCATGACGATGAGCGACTTCATCCGTACTGCGGTGAATAACGCTACGGCGGAAACCCTCGACTGCGACCACCCTCTGAATCAGCGCCGGTTCTACCCATGGGCCGAGTTTTGCCTCAAGTGCGGCCAGCGGCTCCGCGGCTAACCCCAATCGAACAAGGACTGAACCATGAACGCAAGACCCGGACGACCACCACTACGAGCCACGGGAACATCCACGTTGTCATTACGGATCCCGGCTGACATCAAGAACCATCTGATCGACACTTCAGAAGCCCTCGACATGACCATTACCGAGTATCTAGTAACTCTGGTCAAGAGGGATGCTGGAGACGCATCTCCGAATGCCTAGAGAACCACAACGGGCTACCGGTGATCTGGCTTATTTGCAGATCCGGCTCCCCGGCTGGTTGAAGAACGACATCATCGACCATTGCGAGTCCCGGGGGATCTCCCTGAACGCATGGCTAGTCGAGGCTGTGCGCGCGCAAGTTCGAGAAGAGATGGAAGTCCCGCCCCCGCCTCCGGCTCGGGCTGCCATTCCAACGACGGCGGACATGATCCGGGACTGGGCTACCGGTGAACGGGTCATGATGCCCTGCGGCAAGTTCACGGCCTGCGGGGCTGTCGACGTCGAGGGCCGCTGGACCCACGACGGCATGGGCTTCTGTAACGAGTGCGGCATCCGGGTTGTCTAGATTTGACGGCACCCCGGCGGCAAACTTCCCCGCCGTAACGGACAAGCGAGTTCCAGCCGAGGTGTGGCGCGCGCTGGATGTACAGTTCCGGCAGCGCTACCAAAGGGTGTTCCGGTATTCCGGTACACACAGCCTTCCGTCCTCGAAGCCATTTTAGCACTAAATAGCCTGTGGATAAACCTGTGGATAGTTAGGGTTTCTCACCGGCCGGAGACAAAGGGAAAGGCCCCCTCGGATGAACCGAAGAGGCCTTCTGGCGAGTAGACATTCCCACGCGGCTACTCACCGAATAGCATACAACGAACGACGGCGCTGTGTCAAGTCCACGTTCCTGAACTAGGTATCTGTACCAGTTACTACCAGTAGAGCCTTAGAAGAGACTACAGAGGCCTTAGAACGGCTTCCTAAGGTTGGCATACACATAGAGGATCTGATGGGTCTCATGCCA